GATTGTATGTTTGCAACAATAGAGTTTGTTGCACCTTCTTTAATTTCATCTAATCCTTTTTCGTGTTCAAAGTATGTAGATGTTCCATCAGTGCATCCAACAACATGGTCTTTGTTTGTGGTTGCTGTTGTATCACTACTATTATATTCTGTTGCGTGTGGTTTACCAAATACAGCCGAGTCTTGCCAAGATGTTCTAGCAAGTGTGCCTGTCGTCCACACTGGTCGTTCTGGTGTTGAGTCAAGATAATTATAAGTAACCATTCTATTAACTGTGCCTGACCCAGAGTTAGGATAAAACCACATAATTTCACCAAACAAATTATTTAATCCTGCATTGATATGTTGTTTAGGAATTGTATTAATATCATCGTAAACATGATCCTCAACCAAACATGGAAGTGATTCTAATTTACCTGTGTATCTAAAAAAACCGTTTTCTGACATCCAATAAGCAGAACCATCAACTTCTACAGCTGCGTTTTGTCCTATTAATCCACAGTTAGTACCAACTTGTTGAAACGAGAAAGTAAAAGGTGCACCAACAAATCTCATAATAAATAATGCAGTATCAGTCCAAACATAAATAGCATCTCTACCTCTAATGGCTCCTATAATTTTTGATCCATCAGCTAGTCTTTGTGTCCCTGCTGTGTTTGTTGCACTAGGTGCATAAGAATCTGTATTGTTAATATTTTCTTGATCAGAAAATCTTATAAACATTTCATCTCTTGTACTAGATGTGCCAATAGTTGTTTCTGTTCCAAAAAATATTAAGTGTCTATCTGGTGTAGATACTAAACTAAAACTAGATGCTGTTGGTGCATTTGCAAGTATTGTTGCTCTTGTTGCATTTGCATTTGCTGCATCAGAATCCCATTCAAATGTTTCTGCGCCTGATATAGTTGCAATAAGTTTATTACCAAAATTATCTAATGACCATAGTCCAGGTGCTGTAACAATATCTCCTGACGCTGCAGCGTTCCATGCAAAAAAGTTTGATGCATCTGTAACTGTTGCACCACTTGAATGTATAGCTGCTGTTGTACCGGACGCTCCTCTTGTTAATCCAGATAGTGTGCCACCACTATTACCTGTGTAAGTAATTAGTTCAGAACCAATTTGCACTGTACCTGATGATGGAAATGATGTTGAACTAGCCATAGTTAAACTTGTAACTGATGCATTTATTCCTGACGATAATGTTGATGTAAATTGTCCTTGTTGCACACCACCCCATGATCCAAGACCCCAACCTGTTGTTGCAACTTCGACTGCTGGTCCTACAGAATAATAATGTTGTACACGTATGCCACCAGATGTTGATGCTCCTGATCCTGATTCGTTAGAAGGCATAGTAACAGTTAAAGTACTATCAGTTGGTATACTTGTTACTTGAAATTTATTGTCATCAAAATCACCTGATAAAAAACCAGAATTTGTTATTGATGTAAAATTATCTAATAAAATAATATCACCTTTGTTTATATTGTGTGCTGATGCAAAAGTTATGGTTACAGCGGCAGAGCCATTAGTTGTAGAAAAAGCTGATGTTAAAGTTGTAGTAGATTTGATTGGATGTATGTCATAAAAAATACCACCAGAGTATGCATACAATATTCTATTTGTGCCTAATGCTGCATACTTAATACCACTAGCATTTACAAAATGGTGTATGGCTGTGTTACGTCCTGTTATATCAACAGAACCTAGTTGTGCCCAACCACCTATTTTTTCAGGTGTACCATATCTAAATCTAACATTGTCACCTTCTATCCATTGGCCTTCACCTCCGGTACCGGTAACTTGTTTATTGAATCCTGGTTGAAAACTTACTTTTTGTAACATAGTGTAATCCTATGCTCTACTACGGTTTAGTCGGCCACGTAGCGTTTTCACATTTAGCAACAGTGTCTTTACCATCAGGTAAATCTCTAAGAGCTTGTCTGTAATTTTTCATATCGGTTGATATAGCATTACCTTTTTCAAGTTCTGATGTAATTTCCCAATCAGATGCTGTTAAAAGACGGTTTCTTTTATCTCTTAAAGTAGCTAAAGCTCTAGCAGGAGCTGCGTTAGCCCAAGCCGCTTCTTCATTATCTCTAGCTGTTTCTTCATCTGCTGTAAATTGTACTTTGTTACCATTTATATTATGATATCTTGGCATAGTTTTCTCCTTTGGTGTTATGTATCATTATTATAGAATTCCGTAAAGGCAAATATCTCCAGCATCTATGTTGCCTGTGTCTTTTTTAAATTGTATGGCGTCAATAGCAGAAGTTGTATTAAAATATCCACCTGCATATATATCCTGTGAGTTATCTACTGCATGATATATATTAAATCTAGCTTGATAATGTTTTATAAATGTTGTGGAAGATGGGTTAAATAAATGTATAAATCCCGCACTAGATTGGTCGTTATCATTTCCAACAGAATGATCTAAAGGTACTCCTCCAGTTCCTTCTTGAATATCTTTTGAAGTTAAATAACCTACACCAGAACCACCATCGCTTTCTTGGTTAAATGATTGAAAAAAAGAACCTGTTGCTACTTTATCATAAGTACTTCCTGTATCAGATGATGCTAACATTAAAGTATCTGCGTCATTAGTTCCTGGATGTATATCTTTAAATGTAAATACATATTCTTTATAAGTAGAATCTAACACTACATCAGAACTACCATTAACAAAACTTAGTGTAGCACTAGAACTAGCAGTCAATTTTTTAATAAATACCATAGATCCAGTATGTATAGACCCAAAAGCTGATACTGATCTAACTCCTCTATTATTAAGTGTAATTAAACTTGAAGCAGGTAGTGTCATTATGAATCCTTTAGTCCGTAAAGTTTTATAGTGCCAGAATCTATATTACCACTTGAACAAGAAAATTGAACTGCATCTATAGCTGCTGTAACATTACAATACCCTGCTGGATAAAAATCAACAGATAATGGAGAACCACTATCATCTACATAATTTATTCTACCAAAAAAATGTTTTACAAAAGTAGTAGATGATGGATTAAATAAATACATTTCTCCACTACCAGCTTCATCATTTTCAATTCCTGGACTTGTTGTAAGTGCTTGTGAGCCTGTTCCTGATGCTATATCAGTTGAAGTAACATAACTAAATGCTTGTTCTCCAGCATTCTCTGCATGGTAAGCATAAAAAGTTGTTGTTGTTTTAGTAGCATCATAAGCTGTGCTTCCATCTCTAAAATTAACTTGAAACTGAGCTACAGCACTATTATGGATATTAATAAACTTAAATAAATAAATAGGATATGTAGAATCTAACACTACATCATCGCTTCCATTTACAAAAGATAATGTAGAACTAGAACTTGCTGTTAAAGTTTTAATATGAGTTAATGATTTAGCTGCACCAGGTATGGCTGAAATATTTCTAATACTTCTGTTATTATAAGTTACTATCGACATTATAAAACTCCATACATTTTAATTGTGCCACTATCTATATTACCTGTATTTTTTTTAAACTGTATAGCATCAATAGCAGAAGTTGTATTAAAATGACCCGACACATATATATCTTGTGCATTATTTACTGCGTGAGATATTTGCATTCTACTAATAAAATTTTTAACAAATGTTGTGCCTGCAGGATTAAATAAATGTAATATACCTGAAGAAGATTGATCATTATCAGCTCCTACTGAGTGTTCAATAGCTGCACCACCTGTTGATAGTGCAACATCTTTTGAAGTTAAATAATCTACACTAGGACTACCACCACTTTCTGCAGCCACTGATTGAACAAAAGTAGATGTTACTGCTACATTATAATTTGATCCGCTATCAATAGATGCTAATATGTAAGTGTCTGCATCGTCAGTACCTGGGTGAATATTTATAAAATGAAATTGATATTCTTTGTAAGTAGAGTCTATACCACTAGTAAAATTTATTGTTGCTGAACTAGATGCAGTTTGAGTAGACAATAATACTAAGTTACTACCAGTGACCCCTGAAGGGAGACTGGTAATGGATGCCATGGATCTGTCATTGCATACATTGATTGACATAGGTTA